GTCTAAATTTGGCTTCACCCTCATCGGCATCCCCTAACATGCAAAACTGGCACCTCCTTTATAACACCACGACAGGCCAAAGCGTCAGCATCGGCACCGTCATCGCCGATCCGCTACCGGAAGGCATCACCGCGCTCCCGCTCACCGACGAGCAAGGCGAAGGACTGCAAAACGGAAACCTCGTTTGGGACGCCGCCAGCCGCACGCTCATCCCCACGCCGCCGCCCGCCGTCACCGCCGAAGAACACCTCCGCAGTGTCGGCCTTGCAGGCGACCGCCAGCCCACACTTTTGTATCTGCGCCAGTCCCTCACAGCCGCAGGCAAAACCTGCGCCGAGCTGGACGCCGTCGAAGCCTACTTGCAGCAGATCCTCACCATGTTCGCCGCCAATCCGGCACCGCGTAACGATTGGCCGAATCCCAGCGTCACCTTTGAAGCCGCCGTGCAGTCGGCCATGTCCGCACTCAACAGCTAATGCGCACCGTAACTCTCCAAAGCATCCTCCTCCGCGCATGGCAACGTGTCGGCAACGATGCGTCCACCATTGACGCCATCCCATCCGGCGCAAGAACCATGATGGTCGCCGCCGCCAACGAACGTATCGCCGACTGCTGGGAGTGGGCCGACTGGCCCGAGCTTATGCGCGTCGAAAGCCGCACCGTGCAGGGCGATGCTACGAACGGCTATTACATCGACTACGAGCAGAGCGGCCAGACCGCCATGGGCGAGGTCTTTGGCGTTTTAAGAGACAACCCTGCAACCCACGCCGCGCCCCGCGCCATTGGCTATACGCTCCTCGGAGATGCCATTCGCTTCCCCGAAGACACCGACCTGCCAACCACCGTCTGGGTCAACTTCCGCATCCGTCCGACCGAATACAGCGCCAGCAACCTCTCCGCGACAGTGCCCGCCGTCATCGCAAAAGCAGTCGCGCTCATGCTGACCTCCGATCTTCTCACCGAAGACGGCCAGCTCGACAAAGCACTCGCCATGGAACAGCTCGCCGAGTCCGAGCTGATCTCGCAGCGCGACAAATACTACTTCCAGCAAGGGCAGCCCAGCATGTGGACCGCCCGCGTCAACCAATACTAACCAACCAACACTATGGGATTCCCTAATAACAAAATCACCAACGGCCTCAGCGGCGGCAACTACATCGCCGACACAACCCTGCGGAACGGCGACTGGCTTGCCATCCAAGTCCTCGCAGACGCCAAGTTCCACACGCTCACCGGCAACATCGCTGACATCGCGAACACGACCGACGCCAGCGCCCCAGTCGTTCCGGCAGGCACGATCTTGTTCGGCAAGTTCACCGCCATCGACCTGCACAGCGGCCGCATCGTCGCCTACACCGCCTAGGAATGATCCTCGCCCCGACATTGTCGCTCTCCGCTGGGTCCGGCGCCGCCATCGCGCGCCCGACCTTCAGCCGCGACTTTGCCGGAGAGAAGACCTTAAACAACGGCACCGGCCCCGCCATCACCTTCACAAGAGCCAGCAACGCCACCTTCTTCGACGCCAACGGCACCCTGCAAACCGCCGCCAACGACACGCCACGCTTCGACCATTCCGGCGGCAGCAGCTTGGGGCTTCTCATCGAGGAGGCCAGAACCAACAGCATCCGCAACTCGCAGGCTGGTGGGGCGGTTGCTGGAGCGCCGGGAACAATGCCCACAAACTGGGACTCGTCCGCGCCAACCGGGATTAGCCGCGAGGTTGTGGCAACCGGAACAACCAATGGCCTTGCTTACATCGATGTAAAAATTAGCGGAACCAGCACGCAAGTAGCAGGAGGCAACGGAGCTATTCGGTTTGACATCAACACACAAGTGGCCGCCCTCCAAAACCAAACGTGGACGGCAAGCTGCTATGTAGCAATTATCGCTGGTTCAACGGCTAATCTTACAAATCTGTGGCTTGCCACGGTTGAGCGCAATTCTGGCGGCACTTTACTGCAAAGAACGACCACAACGATTAGCGGATCAACGCTAACACGTTATGTTGCCACGCGCACACTCAGCGATGCCACGGCGGCCTTCGTCAACACACAGATTGAATTGATGGGCATAGACAACGGAGACGTCATAGATATCACCCTCCGCATAGCCGCCCCGCAGCTTGAGCAAGGCGCCTTCGCCACCAGCTACATCCCGACGACCACCGCCGCCGCCACCCGCGCAGCGGACTCGGCGGTCGTCACGCCGATCTCTTCGTTTTATAATCAAGCGGAGGGGACTTTGTTTGCAGAGGGAAGCTCTGGCAACACGAACAATTCGCTAAATGCGCTTCTTAGTATCGACGACACAACGGCAAATGAACGCATACAAATTCGGCGTGGAACACAATTCAATCTTCTAAACATCGTCACAGCTACAGGCGGGTCGCCGCAAGCGTCTTTGGACACTTCTATCGGAACATGGGCATCGCCAACGGAATTTAAGAAAATCGCCTACGCACTGAAGCAAAACGACTTGGCTGTTTCGATGGGCGGTGCGGCGGCACTAACAGACACTTCCGCCACCCTCCCAACGGTCACGCGCATGGTCGTTGGTTTCGGCCCCAACTCGCAATATGCCAACGGCCACATCCGCCGCATCGCCTACTACCCCCGCCGCTTGAGCAACACGCTGCTGCAGCAGCTAACGACCTAAAGCCATGACGGACTTTCTCTACAAATTCCCCGACGAAGCCACGGCGCAAACCGCGCTGGCCGATTACTATGATGCCGAGACCGGCTGGAAGACCAGCGGCGAAGGCTATGCGCTCGATCCTGTCGGTGTGCTGGCAGAGACCGACAACACCGACCCCGAGAACCCCGTCAGCACGCTGCTCGACGGCTGGCACCTCAACCTCCGCGTGACCGACGACCGGCCCGATCCGGCGGCGGACTACAGCGTCACGCCGACACAGCAACGGAGGGTGTGGCTATGACGGCGTGGCACTATCACATGACAACGACCGAGAAGGGTGTCATCGGCACCGCGACCAGCATCGGATCGTCCATCTTTTCAATGTTACCGCACCTTGAAGCAACCCTCCGCATCGGCGGACTCATCATCGGAATTTTGGTCGGACTGGCCACGCTCATCAGCGTCCTGCACGACATCAGAAAGAAACAGAAAGAACTAAACAAATGAGAAACTGGAAAACAACACTCCTCGGAGTCCTCACAATCATCGCCTCACTCAGCACCGCTGGCCGCGAGTTTCTTGCCAATGGCAGCATCCCCGACCTCGGCCTCATCGCCGCGAGCCTGCTCGCCGGTTGGGGCTTGATCGTCGCCAAAGACAACAACGCCCGCCTCTGACTCCATGAGCGCCCGCGTCACAAAAGCACTTGCAGTTGCGATCCTCGCCGTGAGCTGGGCTGCTCTTGCGGCTGGCTGCGTGACGGTCGGCTATGACTTCGTGAAGCAGCAGGCCACGGTCACCGTCAACCCACCGCCCAAAGGCTACGCGAAGTAACCCATGTGGAAGTGGATCAAGAATCTGTTTGGCAAAAAGTCTGCGACTGGCCCAGTGCCAGCCTCGCCGAGCTTGCCATTCGCATCCACAACCAGCTCCACAACCGCAAGCGACACCAAGAGCTACGACCAGCGCCGAGTGTTCACACCGAACAAACAGACCAGCCGGATTACGCCGGAAGCGATTGTCCTGCACCACTCAGACGGAAGCTACCTTGGTGGTGTCGAGTGGATCGCCAATCCCGCAAGTAAGGTGAGCTATCACGTTCTCATCGCCCGCGACGGCCGCCGGACAGCCTTCGGAGACGACACCGACCGCTGTTGGCATGCAGGTAAGTCGAGCTGGATGGGGCGACCGGATCTCAACTCATGGAGCCTCGGCGTGAGCTGGTCCGGCAACACCTACAGCGACCCGCTGGGAGATGACGCCATGGACAGCGCCATCGAATACTTGGTGCCCCGCATGAAGAAGTGGGGCATTCCGATGACGCGAGTGCTGACCCACCAACAAGTCGCCCCAACCCGCAAAACCGACATCAGCCCCGGCGACGCCGCCCGCTTTAAGAGCAGACTCCGTTCTGCCCTGACGACTGCCAACTGACGACTGCCAACTTCCCCATGTCCCTCGAATCTCCAGTCCAACGCGACGGCGACAACGGATTCATCGGCTTCGCCAGCCGCTTGAACCCGCTGACCTTGCCCGCCGGAATGTTGCAAGACAGCGTCAACATGCGCTTGGATCGCGGAGTCGCACAGACCCGCAAGGGCAGCAAGCGCCTCACCGACACCATCGGCACGACCGGCGCCCCGCTGACTCTCGACTTCACCCTCGGCACCGACAGGACTGTCACCTCGATCACCCGCGCCTCGACCACCGCGACCGTCACCGCCACCGCCCACGGCTTCACGACCGGCGACCAAGTGAACATCCGCGGTGCCGTCGAGACCGACTACAACGGCGACTTCATCGTCACCGTTACGGACGCCAATACTTTCACCTACACCGTGAGCGGAAGCCCCGCGACACCGGCCACCGGCACCATCATCGCCAACAATGGCCCTGAGGTGAGCGACACTTATAACAGTGGTGGTCTATTTGCCGCTGGCGTCTTTGCCAGCCAAAACTACGACAACGCCAACGAATATATCGTGCTGGCCGGCAGTAGCAGCGCGACCCTCTACCGCCAAGGGCAGTTGCCGGTCGTCAAAACGTATCCGACCAGCCCCGCCGAAACTATTGAGGGCACCGACACCGTCAGCATCGTCCAAGCCTTTGACCGCTTGTATATCCTGCGCGAAGCGGCCCGCAGCGGCAACTACGCGGAGAATCTGACCAACGCCTCGGGCATTACGGTCAGCTCGACCACGGCCACGGTCAACGTGAACGCCCACGGCTATCCCGAGGGCGCCACGGTGCGGATCGAAGGCAGCACTACGCCCGCCTTCGACGGCCATGAGTTCCGCGTGCTCGGCACCAATCTCAACACCAACTCCTTTGAAATCACCGTTCCATCCGGCACCGCCACGCATGCCGCCGCGACCATCAAGGTCCGCCGAGTAAAGCCGCCTATATTTTGGGATGGTGGAAGCGGCAACTTCGTCCGCGCCACCGCAGGCGTTCCATCCGAAGGCGTCACCTACACCCGCATGCCCTCGGTTGGCTGGGCAAGCTACCACAACAACCGCCTCTGGATCGCCAAAAACCGCGACACGGTCGGCATTAGCGATGTTCTCGACCCTGACCTCTACGATCCATTCTGGAACAGCTTCCGCGCAGGCGCAGGCGGCGATGACCGCATTGTGGCAATTCACCCATGGGTCGAAGGCCAAGCCCTCGTCTTCTGCCGCAAATCCATCTGGCTCGCCACGCTCAATCAATTCGCTTCAACCGATGGCAGCGACTTCTCGGTAGATACTCCGGTGTCTCAACTCACGCTCCTCACGAATGAGATCGGATGCAGTGCCCGCAACACCATCGTCACCGCCGGTAACTTTGTCTTCTTCCTCAGTGACGCCGGTATCTACCGCTTAGACCGCGCCCTCGACCTCAAAGTTCGCGGCGACACCAAGCCTCTCTCCGAACCCATCGCCGATTTGTTCAGCCAAGTCGTCCAGTCCCGCGTAGAGAAGTCCGCCTTCGGCATCTGGCACAGCAATCGCTACTTGGTCGCGCTGCCCACCAGCGCCGACCCGCTCGATGGCAACCAGTTGGTGGTTGCATGGAACGCCTTAACGGACACATGGGAATACCGCGACATCTATCCGAGCAGCGCATCGGTGAACCAGATCCTCGTCGGCACCTACGATAACCAACGCCGCGTGTTCTCGGTGCCCCGCTCCGGCAACCTCTACCTGCTAGAAGAGAACGACACTGCGCTTGACGACAACGCCCCTAACGCCGGCACCAGCCCCGTCACCGGCAGCATCAAGACAAGGCGCTACGACTTTGACAACATGCACTCTAAACGCTTCCTGCGCACGATTGCCGACGTAGTCATTCCGCCCGGCGCCAGCGTCTCGACCAAAATCAGCACGATCAATCCCGACACCGAGACAACCATCGGCACGCTGACCAACAGCACCGCTTCCCAAGAGGACTACAATATGAAAAGCCCCGTGCGCTACAAAGCACACGGCGCCGAAGTCATTTACGAAACCTCCGGTGGCCGACCGGAAATCAGATCGGCCAGCATCGAGGCATCGCCCAAGTCGTTGCCTCCGACCGAAACAAGGTCCGCCGCCTAACCCTCAACTTCTCAACCCTCAACTCTCAACTACCCAATGGCCTCATATAATTACACCTTCACGTCTGGGGACACCGTGACCCCGACCAAATTGAACAACGCCCGCACCGTCAGCGACATCGTCAACGCCGACATCAGCGCGACCGCCGATATTGCCGGCAGTAAACTCGCAGACGGAGCCATCACCAACGCCAAGGTGAACGCCACCGCCGCCATTGCCGACTCTAAACTTGCGACAATTAGCACGGCCGGCAAGGTAAGCGGCGACGCCATTACCAGCGGAACGATAGGTGGATCGACCGCGATCAATACCACCGGCACGGTTACAGCGGGCAAACTTATCCCGACGGCCAATACCACGGCTGGCAATGGAATGTATCTTCCAGGCACAAACATTGTGGCCATAGGCACGAACGGCTCAGAGGCTGTCAGAATTAGCTCAAGCCAGCAAATATCCATTGGGACAACCACTGCATACGGCGGGGCAACCGCCCCGAAGGTTGTTATGGCTAATGGGAACAGCGGAGCTGTTGTATGGCTGAACGCCTCTGCCGCGGAGGGCGCACGGATTCAGAAATGGACTGATAATAATTTTTACTACGACACTTATGACGGTGGGCATGTTTGGAGAGGAACCGGATTTGCCGAACTGTTTCGCGCCGATCAAAGCGGCAACGTGCTGATCGGAATGACAACACGCGCAACGAGCAGCGCAAAAACGCTGCATATCGCCAACGGCACTGCGCCAACCGCGAATCCTTCGGGTGGCGGCGTCCTCTACGTTGAATCCGGCGCTCTTAAATATCGCGGCAGCAGCGGCACCGTGACGACAATCGCAAACGCTTAGTAAGGATCTATTATGGCAAAAAGAACACCAGCACGCCGTCCGGCCCCAGCACCCGCTAAACGCCCAGCCCCCGCGCCTGCACCGGCTAAACGTCCGGCGCCCGCCCCGGCAAAACGTCGACCTGCCGCGAAACGCCGACCAGCAGCGCCACAGCGCGGCACCAACATCAGCGCACCAGCGATTGCCGCCGAAGGGCGTAATCTCGCCGCTGAAAATGTCGGTTTTATCAACCAGAACCTTCCCGCGGCTGCCAACAACTTTAGCAACATCCAGCAGGGACAGATCGACGCGCAGGCTGGCCGGTTAGACAACCGTTTCACGCAATCGGCCATCGACGCTGGGCAGAACGTCATGGGCCAATCGCAAGCTCTCGGCGGGCTTGGCTCGCTGGCCTCCGCGCTTGGCGTTGGCAATATGATATCTGGCCCGACACGCTCAGAGCGACAGCTTCAGCGCCTCGGCCAGCAGGCTATGGGCGTGCGCGCCGACCAAGTGGTTGAGCCAACGAACGTCCGCGAGGTTGCCGCTCAGAATGTCTCCGGCGCCCAGCTTGGCGCGGTGCGCGACGTGTCGGCAGTCAACGCCGACCGCGTCAGGAATGTCAGGGCCAGTAATGTCGGTCAAGGCCAACTTGGATCTGCCCTCATGCAGCAGGCCATCAGCCGAGCCAGCAGCAACGGAATGCTCTCGCCAGAAGCGTCACGCGATGCAGTGCAGGCGGCTCGCCAAGGCATGGCAGCGCGCGGTCTGGCTACCGGAGGCGCCGGAATGGCCGCCGAACTTCTCAACCGTGACCGCTACTCGCGCGCCCGCATGGCCGAAGACAATGCGTTTGCCGCTGCCGTCCAACAGCAGGACATTGCCCGCCAGTTCAGCAATGTCGGCAACCGCTTGCAGGCATCATTGGCCAACCAAGGCGTGGCGGCGCAGCAATCATTGGCCAATCAAGCGGCGGCGATGGACGCCCAGCGCCTCAACCAAGGCACCGACCTTTCCATTGCACAGGCTGACGCTCAATTCCAGCAGCAAGCCAACTTGGCCAACCAAGACGCCGCCATGCGCGCCGGTTTGGCCAACCAGCAGCGCGACCAGTTCCTTGGGCAAACGTCCATGGAAGCCCAGCGCCTCAATCAAGCGGCCAACATGCAGCAGACCGACGCAAATCGCTCGTTCATGCTGAATGCCAACAACGCCGTCAATCAGGGCATGCTCAATCGCCAAAACTTCGGCATGGGGCAGCTTGGCCTCGGAGCCAACCTCTTGGGCAACAGCGGTACGATGGGGATGAATTACGGCAACTACATGACGAGCCTCGACCCCTACTCTCGCGCAATGAGCGCCGGTATCAACATGGGTCAGTTCAGCGGCCAAGCCGCAGGCAACATGCTCAACAACCAGCTCGGCGGAATGATCGACCTGTCTGGTAATGCAGCGACGTTCAATACGAATCGTCAGGACAGCCTTTACAATAACTATCAGAACAATCGGGCGGCGATGCGTGCGGCGAATATGCAGGCCGGTGCGCAGCAGAACGCGGGCATGATGGGCATTTTTGGTGGGATCGGTGGCGGTGTGGCTACCGGAATCGCGGCGGCTTCTTTCTAATGACCTACGAAGACAAAGTCTCCTACGCCCACCGGCTCATTGAGCAGTCGCTCGCCGAGTTTGGCCAGCCGTGCATCGCTTGCTCTTTCGGCAAGGACAGCATGGTGGTGCTGGACTTGGTGCGGCGCCACCGCGATGACCTGCCGGTGGTGTTTCACCGCGAGCCTTGGCAGCCGCACAAGTATCGGTTCGCCGATGCGGTGATCCAGCACTACGGACTGCGCGTCTACGATTTCCCGCCCTCGGCCACGATGGTGCAGGACGGCGGCGGCGAGGTGGAGA